AGATCAAATTTGGGCTGACTCACTTTTAGGAATAGTTATTCCTCAATCTTTAGGGGGACCTAAATTTAGTGATGAAATTAGGTTAGATAAAGTTTCTAAACTAGGTGGCAAAGAATATGCAGATGCTTTAAAAAATGAACAAGGCTTTATAGATATCATAGATCAATATGAGGATGTGGGTAAACTGCCCGACAATGCCAGAGGTTATGATACAAGCAAGTACAAAGAAAAGTTATATAAAGATTTAGATAAAGCTGCTGATGATTTTGTAAATAAACAAAAATATATTAAAGTACCTGCTAATGCTCGAGCAACGGATTTAGATGCAGAGGGCAATCCTTTACAACCGATAAATTTAGCACCAGGAACTGAAGTCATGGATTGGACTGTCAACTTAAACCCTGATTCAAATGCAGCGCAAAATTTTAGAACCGCTAATGAAAAATTACAAGCTATGGAAGCTGCAAAAGGACAAGCTTCAGGTGTGCCTAAAGTAAGACTAGAAACCCAAGAAGCTGAAAATAAAAGAAAAACTAGAAGTATTGGTGAACACCCTAGAGGAGAGGATTATTGGACTGAATTCTTTCGTAATGTCAGAGGATGGGATCCAGCATGGATGGGACCTCAAGGCACGGGTTATTCTTTTAGACAAGAAGGAATGGATTACTTTGCAGGCGGTGGTATTGCTGGTGTTCGTAGACCTAATGCTATCCCACCAAAATCAGGACCTATGCCTCAAGGAGGAGGCTTGTCTTCTCAGTTCAATCGTGTTAAAAAACTCCAGGGATAATATATGGCAGATATAGAAAAAGGACTCCCAAACACTAAGCTACCTGCTGCGGGCGAATCAGATGCAGTAGATGTTAATGTTGATTTGGAAGAAATTCAAAAAGGACCTGTAGAAGTAACACCAGAAGAAGATGGTGGTGCAACGATTGACTTTGATCCAAGTGCAAATTTAAATATTCCAGGAACCGAATCTCACTTTGATAATTTAGCTGATCTTCTACCTGATGACATTTTAGATCCTATTGGTAGTGAATTAAGATTTGCTTATCAAGATAATAAAAATTCTAGAAAAGAATGGGAAAAAACTTATACCCAAGGATTAGATCTTTTAGGATTCAAATACGAAAATAGAACAGAACCTTTCCAAGGTGCATCAGGTGCTACGCACCCTGTACTAGCGGAAGCGGTAACTCAATTCCAAGCAACAGCTTATAAAGAATTAATGCCAGCAGATGGCCCAGTCAGAACTCAAGTTTTAGGAGCACCTAACCCAGGTAAGTCTCAACAAGCTGATCGAGTTAAAAATTTTATGAATTATCAAATTATGGATCAGATGAAAGAGTATGAACCAGAATTTGATTCCATGTTATTTCATTTACCTTTAGCAGGATCTACATTTAAAAAAGTTTATTATGATGATCTCTTACAAAGAGCCGTATCTAAATTTGTTCCTGCTGATGATGTGGTGGTTCCTTATACTGCAACTTCTTTAGCAGACGCAGAATCTATTACTCATGTAATTAAACTTCCAGAAAACGAAGTTAGAAAACAACAAGTAGCAGGATTTTATAGTGACATTGAACTGGCAAAACCAGGTGTCTTAATGCAAGACGAATTAAAAGAAAAAGAAAGAGAGTTAGAAGGAACAAAACGAACAGGACGTAATCCTAACATTTATACCTTATTAGAATGCCATGTAGATTTAGATCTAGAAGGCTTTGAAGATATTGGTCCAGACGGGCAACCGACTGGAATCAAGCTGCCGTACATCGTTACAGTCGATGAAAGCAGCACAAAGGTTCTTTCTATTAGAAGGAACTTCGCGCCCAATGACCCAAAGAAACAAAGAATTCAATACTTTGTCCATTTTAAATTTCTGCCTGGACTAGGATTCTATGGCTTTGGACTCATACACATGATTGGCGGATTGAGTCGTACTGCAACAGTCGCTCTCCGCCAATTACTAGATGCTGGGACATTATCGAATTTACCTGCAGGCTTTAAGCAACGGGGAGTTAGAGTTAAAGATGAAGCTTCTCCAATTCAACCTGGAGAATTTAAAGATGTAGATGCACCAGGAGGATCATTAAAAGATGCTTTCTATCCATTACCTTATAAAGAACCATCAGCAACGTTATTACAATTATTAAGTATCGTAGTTCAAGCAGGTCAAAGATTTGCTGCTATATCAGAACTTCAAGTAGGTGAAGGATCTCAACAAGCTGCTGTAGGTACAACGATGGCTCTTCTTGAAAGAGGATCTAAAGTAATGTCTGCTATTCATAAGAGATTGTATTTCTCTATGAAGGAAGAATTTAAATTATTAGCTAAGATTATTTCAACTTACTTGCCCCCTGAATATCCATACGACGTGGTCGGTGGTGCACGAACAATTAAGCAAGTCGACTTTGATGACAGAATCGATATCTTACCTGTAGCGGATCCTAATATCTTTTCGATGACGCAAAGAATTACTTTAGCACAAACAGAATTACAACTCGCAATGTCTCAACCTAAAATGCATAATTTATATATGTCATACCGAAAAATGTATGAAGCCTTAGGAGTTAAGAACATTGATCAAGTTTTACCACCGCCTCCACCAAATGCACCTAAAGATCCTTCTTTAGAAAACATTGATGCGTTAGCGGGTAAACCTTTCCAAGCGTTTCCAGGTCAAGATCACCAGGCTCATATCACAGCACACTTAAATTTTATGGCAACGAACTTGGTGAGAAACAATCCTCCTATTATGGGAGCATTACAAAAAAATATTTTAGAGCACATTAGTTTAATGGCTCAAGAACAAATTCAAATAGAGTTTAGTCAAGAGATGATGCAAATTCAGCAGCTTCAACAAATGGCGCCAATGAACCCACAAGCCGCACAGCAACTTCAACAAGTGCAGCAAAACATAGAAGCTAGAAAAGCTGTATTAATTGCAGAAATGACAGAAGACTTTATGAAAGAAGAGAAGAAGATTACTTCTCAATTTGATCATGATCCACTGCTTAAACTTAAATCAAGAGAAGTCGATTTAAAAGCTATGGACCAGCAGCGTAAAAAAGAGTATGATGAAGCTCGAATCGACATCGATCAAGCTAAGTTAGTTCAAGCTAAAGACGTTGCAGATGACAAATTAGAACAAAACGAAGAACTGGCTGAACTAAGAGCTGATACTACGATGGATAAAGCTTATTTAGCAGCCGATACTAAATTGACTTCGGATAAATTTAAGCGTAAAGATGTTAAAACGTTAAAAGGACCTAAGAGCTAGGAGGCACTATGGCAAATAAAAAAGAACCTTTCTACAAGGGAGTTGACCACAAGCAGTTCATCAATAAAGATGGCTACTTAAAAGGTGGTGTTGACATTACAATCCCTGAAGAGATCCCAACTAAAAATAAAGTTGGCGGTCAACGTAGAATGTTAAAAGATAAAAAATCAGAAGTTAAGTGGTACTAAAATTGCGCGCGACGTGCGTAAGTCCTACTTTTTAAAGGAAACAATATGGCTTGGTTTGGATTAGCAAAAATAGCATTACAAGCGGGTGGTAAAATATATGCCAACCGTCAAAAAACTAAAATGGCAATGTCTGATGCACAATTGATGCATGCAGAGCGTATGGCCCGAGGAGAAGAATCTTACCAAGGTAAGCTTTTAGAATCGCGAGATAACGATTACAAGGACGAGATCGTACTTGCGATACTTACGCTCCCGATAATTGTGCTCGCCTGGTCGGTGTGGACAGAGGATCCTGCGGCTATGCAGAAGATAGATGTATTCTTTGAGTATTTCTCGAATCTGCCGAAATGGTTCACTAATTTATGGATTTTGGTTGTAGCGAGTGTTTTTGGAATAAAAGGAACGCAGATATTCCGAAACGGTAAAAAATAGATTGCGTTAGTTCAACAAATAAGGTAGGAGTTAAATATGAGACAAAACGGTGTAAGAAGCAATGTAAGATTTCCATACTCAACAGGTATGAAAAAAGGCGGCTCTGCTAAGAAACAAGGCTACAACGCTAGACTTGATGAATCTTTAGGTGCACGTAGAGGAAAAAAATCACAAAGCTTTAAAGACAGAAGAGACGAATCTAAAGGCGCTAAAAAAGCAGCTGGCAAAAGAGCGTACTCTGCTGTTTCAACAATGGATAAATAATCATGGCTAGTATATTTGGAATTGCTAAAAGAGGTTTTGGAAAAGCTCTTAAAAGCTATAAACAGAAAAAAATAGCTACTGGAAGATCTACTCGTGAAGAACGAATTAAATACGGTGAACGAGGACCTACAATCACAGGTGTTAAACCAAGTGTAAAAGTTCCAGGTGCCAGTAAAGAAGCTATTGAAAGTAGTAGACAAGCAGGTCATACAAGAACTTGGGCTAAAAGAGAAAAAATTGCTAAAGATTTAGATGATAAAATTAAAGGAGCAAAATCAGCTATTAAAAAAAGAGCTCATTTAGGTCAAACTAAAGTTTTACAAAGAAACAAAGGTCCGTACCACAGAATGAAATATAGTGCTGATGCATCTACAGGTAAAAATACAGAACCCTATAAACCACCAGTTAAAAGAGACAAGAAAGCTGATGGTGGTCATGTTAATACTTCAAGAGAAAATAGATTAGAAGAACTAGGAAGAGTAGATGCTGAAAAAGCTTATTCTTCAAAAGGTAAAAGAAACCTAAAAGACGAAAAGAAAAGAATCGTAAGAGAGTTAAAATAATGGCT